AATGCCTTTCGGTCTTAAATACGATAGTATAGAAAACTACTTAAAGTCTTACGGTAAATATATTGTAAGACAAGCTAGAGGTATACTAAAAAGTAAAGGTAAAGATACAACAGGTAAGCTTTCGAGTTCTTTAAAATACAAAGTAACTAAAGAAAAAGAAGGTTTTGAAATAAAGTTTTTAGCAAGTAAATACGCAGCTTTTGTAAACAAAGGAGTTTCAGGAACTGAAGGTCGTAGAACGTATATAGATAAAGACGGAAAAAGAAAAACAAGTCCTTTTAAATTTAAGAAACAACCGCCTTCGAATGTTATAGAACGGTGGACTGTAGCTAAAGGTATTAAAGGACGTGACAGAAAAGGTAGGTTTATAACAAGAAAGTCTTTAGCGTTTTTAATAGCACGAAGTATTAAACGAAAAGGAATACCAGCAGCAAGTTTTTATACACAACCTTTAAGTTATAGTTACAAAGTATTTAAAAAAGAAATGATTAAACACTTCAAAGAAGACGTATTAAAAAATATAAAACAATTTAAGTAATGGCAGTAACACTAGAACAAGAACCGAAATATAAACTAATACCAGTAGGAAGTCCGATACCTTTTACTGTATATCACGATCCTACTATACAAAATAAGTTTAAGATTAAATATACTGCACAAGTATTCGTACATACAGATACTTCGGCAGCACTAACAAATATAGTAAACAGAGTAGCTGTTCTTAAAGTAACACCTAACGGAGCAGGTAAAGGTATTTTTGATTTAGCACCTATATTAGAAAATTATGTTTCACCAGATTACGAAGGAGGGCAAACAATTTCAGACGACCCTACTTTTAAGTCACAATATAACGCTGTAGAGTATTCGGAGTTCGAGCCGCACACAATACACCAGATAGACAAATTCTGCTGTAATCAAAATAGTGTTCGGTTTTTTTATATTCTATTTAATGTAGAGGCAGCAGACACAGCTACAGGAACTGTAACAGAACAAACTAGTGATAATCACGCAGGTTCTTATTTAATATACAACGGTGTACTTTACGATACAGATATATTAAAGTTAGATAGTACAGGTAATTATGGTTACAATTTAAACAGAGCTACAAGCCAGCCTGGTTTTATATTAAATACTACAACGTCTAAATTCTTAACTAACGCACCTACAACGCAGTATGTAAGAGAAAAAGACTATCTAACCTTAGCTTTCTTTTCAGAATACAATTCAGACTTTATAGTTGCACCTTCAGGAACTAATAACGCTGTAAAAGGAATAAGAACAAAGTTCTATTATAACGGTAGTGCTGTAGTAGACAATATAAGACAGTTAGCAGGTTCTACAGGTGGTCACTACGGTTATACAAACGACAGTAACGTAAAACTACAATACGTAGGTGTAGGACTAGGAAACCTTGTAGCTTCTGGAATATCAATACCAGCTAACTGGGATTACTACACAGTACACGCAGAAGACGATCAAGGAACGCCAGCTATAATAAGTGACACTTACTATTTTTATCC